GGGCGCTCACCATATAAACGGCCTCCCAAAACAGCTATGTCCCTTCATGTATTATGAACTCCCACCACCAACAAGCAGATCGACGCCCCGCGAGGGAGCACCACCCCTGACCAGGACTTTCTCACCAGGTCCCTCTTGTTACTGGCAGTAACCTTTGCTATAACCCGTGTCATACGGCTAGTGGCCAGAGATCGGCCAAAGGCTCTAACCAGATGGGGTTCATTGCCTAAGCGTTGGGGGCTATGTGCAGAGGTCGGGTGTCCGGTCCTTTGCGATTCCACGTACTGCGGTTCGCATCGCAAACCGTGGGCGACCTCAACTCGGCGGACCCGTTTGCCCAACAACTGGTCGGCTATCAGAGCGAAGGTGCTGCGCCGTGACGGCCGCATCTGTCAGTCCTGTGGGGATGCGGCCACTGAGGTCGACCACGTCGAGGCCGGCGACGATCACGACCTTTCCAACCTGCAAGCCCTTTGCACGCCCTGCCATAGAGCCAAATCGGCCCGGGAGGGTAACGCCGTCATGCAAGCGACCCGGAGGTCCAGCTATGAGTGATCCGTCCCTGCCCGGCACCCCCGGGACTGGCCCCATCCCTGAGCCGGAGGCTGAGGGGTTCCGTGAGGAGCAGACCGAGGCTGAGAAGCAGCGCCTGGTCGACCAGCAGAAGGATGCGCTGGAGCGTTCCAAGGAGGCGAAGGACTTCTACACGGGTGCCCCGGAGGAGCCGCCCCCGGTGGAGGGTGGCGAAACCCCGGTCCGTTCATCGAAGGACACGGGCCACACGACCAGCCACTCGACCTCGCACAAGCCGGGTCCGAAGGGTTCTAGCTCGAAGTCGTGACCGCGAACATCCCGAAGCCGGCTGACGCTCGCCGTCGCCGCACCGATGTTTCTGCCGCTCAAGCGGCCCACAGGCTGCCTGTCACCGGGCGCTCAGGTGCCGCCCCTAAGGCCCCTTCCCGCTTGGGGCCTGCGGGGCGGCGCTGGTGGCGTTGGGCGTGGGCGACCCCCCAGGCGGCGGTGTGGCACACGGGGTATCACGAGACGATCTTCAAGCGGGCGGAGCTTGAGGATACGTGGACGCAGCTGTCTGAGGGGACGACACCGTTCGACGCCCCCAAGTTGGCGGCGTTGATGTTGCGTTACGACACGGAGCTGGGTTTGACGCCGATGGCGGCAGCGAAGTTGCACTACGCCTTCATCGACGAACCGGAGCCGCCCAAGGCGGTCGACGACGACAAGTCGAACGTGACGTCGATGCGGGAACGGCTCAGGGGGATGCGGGAGTGAACGAGGTCGCGGATGCGATCAAGCTGTTGGCCCTCGTGGTGGCGCTCGAAGGCGTCGGCGTGACCCTCGCTCTGCTCGTCGTCGGCGCGTCCATCATCAGGGGCCAAAAGTGACCTGGCGGGGCCCGGAGGTCGAGCTGGCCGAGACGGGCTTGGACTTCCCGACGTTGGGGATCACGGCCTGGCAGTGGATCGAAGAGAACTGTGTGGTCCCCGACGGCGACCAGTTGGGCGAACCGTTCCGTCTCACCGACGAGATGGTGCGGTTCCTGGTGCACATGTACCGGGTGGAACCGACAGGCAAGAGCCTCAAGTGGTCGGGCCCTCGGTTCCATCATCAGCGAGGGTCGATGCTGGTGCGCCCCCAGAAGTGGGGCAAGGGGCCGTTCAGCGCGGCGGTCATCTTGTTTGAGGGTTGCGGGCCGGCGCTACCGGACGGGTGGAACGCGGCCGGCGAGGTCGTGGGGCGCCCGTGGCCGACACCGCACATCCAGATCACGGCGGTGTCGGAGGAACAGACCGCGAACGTGTACCGGGCGCTGTTGCCCATGATCCGTTTCGGGCCGTTGGACGCCGAGCTGCCCGACACGGGCCTGACGCGCATCAACTTGCCTGACGGCGGGCTGATTGAGCCGGTGACGGCCTCGGCACTGTCCCGGCTCGGTCAGCGCGTCACGTTCGTGATGTCCGATGAGACGCACGGTTGGACGGCCCGTAACGGCGGTAAGCGTCTGGCGGACAACCAGCGCAGGAACCTGTCGGGCATGGGTGGGCGGTTCATGGAGACGACCAACGCCTGGTCGATCACTGAGGACAGCGTCGCCCAGGACACGTTCGAGAACGCGGTGGGTGTGCACGTCGACTATCCGCAACCGATCGGCGGGTCACTGTCGAACAAGGCTGAGCGGCGCAAAGCGATGCGCCACGCCTACGGCGACTCGGTGCGCAACGGGCGCACGTGGCGGGGCTGGGTGGACCTGGACCGCATCGACGTCGAGATTGATGCCCTCTCGAAGCGCGACCCGGCTCAGGCTGAGCGGTTCTTCCTGAACAGGGTTCATGCCGGCGAGGACGTCGCCTATGACCTTGAAGCGTGGAACGGTGCGGCGCACCCCGAGATCGTGGTGCCCGACAAGGCCCTGATCGCTATCGGCGTTGACGGGGCCCGCTGGCAGGACGCGTTGGCGATCGTGGGTTCGACGCTCGACGGGTTCCACCAGTGGCCGATCTGCATTCTCGAACGCCCCGGGAACGTGGGCCCCGACTACGAGCACGACCTCGACTACGCCGACGCGTGTGTGATCGCGGCGTTTGAGCGGTGGGAGGTCGGCATGATCCTGTCGGACCCCCAGAAGATCGAGCACCTGACCGACCGGTGGAAGGGCCGGTGGGGCAAGGAACGCGTCGGTGACTTCGTGACGTCCCTCACGTCCCGCAAGTTGGGGGCGGCGGTCGGCTACCACGTCGCCTCGGTGGCCAGCGGGGACATCACCCACGACGGCGACAGCGTGTTGACCCGGCACGTGCACAACGCCCGACGCAAGCTGCTGCCCGCCCAGGATGATGACGGGCGCAACCTGTTCACGTTGACCAAAGACCGCCCGCACAGCCCCAACAAGATCGATGGGGCGTTCGCTGCGGTGATCTCCGCTGAGGCCCGTCGGGCGTGCATCGCGTTGGGGATGCTCGACAAGGTCAACCGACCCAACTGGTTTGTGGGGATCTGATGCACCTCGCTGACGAGATGGCGATCGCCGAAGCGATCAAAGTGTGGGGCCCGGTCGCTCACACCGAATGGAACCGGCTCGCCAACTTTGAGGCGTACTACCGGGGCGTGCACCACCGGCCCTATGAGCCGGAGACCGCGACCCGCGAGTTCCATGCCCTCGTCGAGCGCAGCGTCACGAACTTGACGCGGCTGATCGTGAACACGTTGACGCAGCGCCTGATCGTCGACGGGTTCCGGCCGTCGTCGACGTCGATGGAGAACGCCCCTCAGTGGGAGTGGTGGCAGGAGAACGGGCTCGACGCCCGCCAGAAAGCCCTCTACGACGAGGCCGCCAAGTGCGGGTACGCCGGGTGCATGGTCCTGCCGGGTGACCCGGCCCCGGTGATGCGTCCGGTGTCGCCCCGCGAGTGGTGGATCGGGTTCGAGGACTTCAGCGATGACTGGCCGTTCCTGGCGCTCAAGCAACCGCAGCGCCTGAACCCGTTGGACATCTTGGCGGTCGAGAACCAGGTGTGGCACGTGTTGGACGACACGAACCGGTTCGTGGTGCGCGTCATCGGGGACACGGCGGTCGAGATGATCGAGGTGTCCGAGCACGGTTTGGGTGAGGTGCCGATCGTCCCGTTCCGCAACCAGTGGACGTTGACCCGGTATCCCGACGGTGAGATCGAACCGGCGATGGCAGTACAGGACCGGTTGAACCAGACCGTGTTTGATCTGCTGGTCGCGCAAACCTATGCGGCGTCGCCGCAGAAGTACGCGACGGGCATGGTGTTGCCGACCGACGACAACGGCCAGCCGTTGGTGGACCTGCGAGCGTTCGCTAAGAGCCTGTGGGCGACGTCCGATCCCGAAGCCCGGTTCGGGTCGCTGCCCGAAGCGAACTTGGCGAACATCGTGAGGGCGATCGAGCAGGCGTTGCGCATGTACGGGCTCATGACGCAGACCCCCCCGCACTACCTGCTGGGCGACATGGTGAACCTGTCGGCCGAAGCGTTGTTGGCCGCGGACACGACCCTCGCAAAAAAGGTGCAGGACCGCCAGACCCTGTTCGGTGAAGCGTGGGAGCAAACGTTCCGTCTGGCGGGTGTCGCGGCCGGCGACGAACGGGCCGCCACCGACCAGGAGGCACAGGTGTGGTGGCGGGACACCGAGCCCCGTTCGATCGCTCAACAGGTCGACGCCCTCGGCAAGATGGCGACGATGCTTCAGGTGCCCCCCAGCGCCCTGTGGGAGCGTGTCCCGGGGGCCACCGGGGCCGATCTGGAGCTGTGGCGCACCGAGGCCGCCAGGGCCCGCCTCAAGGCCCTACGGGACGGCCCGCAGGTCCAGACCGGGGGCGGCAACTCGGCGCAACGCTTCCCGGGGGTACCGGGGGGCACGCCCGCTGATCGTGAGCTGGCGTGAACACGCTCGTCGACGACGCCGAGACGGTGGCGCTCACGTTGGCGTACGAAGCCGAGATCGACCGGTTGGCGATCGCCGTGGGTCGGGCCGTGCGCGACGCCTTCTTGGATCTCGCGCACCTCGACGCCGCCGACATCGAAGAGTTCATCCGTAACGCCAAGCCGTACACGTCGGCCGGCATCAACGAAGCCGCCGATCTTGCTAAGGGCTACATCATCGAGCTGACCGGCGACTCGACGATCACCCCGGGAACCATCGACCCCCGCGTCTACTTCGACACGCCGTTCCATAAGACGTGGCACCGGCTCTCCGAAGGCGACCTGTGGGCTGATGCCCGCCAGTCGGGGGCGTCGGTCGCGGAAGGCGTCGGCTACGACGCCGTATCGGACGGTGCGTCGGCTGGCATGGGCAAAGCCACGAAGTCCGCCACCGGGTGGCGGCGACTGTTGCAACCCGGGGCGTGTGAGTGGTGTCAGGTGGTCGCCACGAAGCTGTACCGCACCCAAGAGTCAGCGACGTTCGGGCACCTCAAATGTCACTGCAAGCCCGTCCCGGTGCTCCGTGCCAACGACCCGACCGCCGCGATCAACAAGGCCCGCCTGTCCGAGCTCAAAGCGAGCGGGGCGACGAAACGGGCCGCTGAGATCTCCAAACGAGCCCGTGCGCGACGCCGGGCCCAAACCCAAGGCGAGATGCCATGACTGTCACCCCCCCATCCACCCCACCGCCGGCACCGGACCTCGATCCCCAAGGTGCCCCCCCGGTTGAACCCCCCGCCCCTGAGAGCCCCGACACTGACGCTAACGAAGACAACGAGCCTGACGGGCTCGACGGGTTGCGCAAAGCCTTGGCGGCCGAGCGCAAGCTACGTAAGACCGCGTCGGCGCGGGCCAAAGAGCTGGAGGCGTACGAGAAGCAGGTCAAGGAAACCGAAGAGGCCAACAAGTCCGAGCTGACGAAAGCCCAGGAAGCTCTCGCCGCTGTGACAGCGGAACGGGAGAAGGCCGCCACCGAACTGTTGCGCTACCAGGTTGCTTCGGCCAAGGGCGTACCGCCCAACCTCACCCCGTTTCTCAACGGGGCGAACAAAGAAGAGATGGAGACCGCCGCCGACGTGCTGTTGGCCGAGATCGGTCCCCAACGTCCCGCTGTCCCCGGTCGCCCCCAGGAGCGGTTGGTGAACGGCAAACCCTCGCAGTCGAACCTCGACAGCGAGGACCCCATGACCCTCATCCGTATGGCACGCGAGCAGGCCGAAGGCTCGATCCATACGCGGTGACCCGTTAGAGCCGCGCCACGGCCTCGACGGGCAGACATCTAGGAGGAAGCCGTGGCCGGAAACACTTTCCTGACGCCCACTGTCATCAGCAAGGTGGCTATCGGGGCGCTGGTGCAGGATCTGGTCCTGCCCCGTCTCGTGAACCGTGACGTCGAAGCCGACTTTCATGGTGGCACGGGCACGGTCGTGAACGTGCGCATCCCCCCGACCGTGACCGGTGGCGGGGCCCGTACCTATACGCAGACTTTGCGTGACGCGGCGACGCCGATCGTGTTGGACCGCATCACCGAGACCACGATCCCCGTCACGATCGGCCCGATGCTTTACAAGGGTGTCCCGGTGACTGACGAGGAGTTCACGTTCACGCTGACGGACTTCACCCGTCAGGTGATCGAGCCGATCGTTCAGCCTGTCGGCATCGGCGCCGAGGCCCTGTTGGCCGCGGAGATCAACTCGTTCCCGGCGTCGACCACGATCGTCCCCGCCGCGGACGGTTCCGATCTGCATGACGCGATCCTCGAAGCCCGCATGACGCTCGACAAGCGTTACGTGCCGAAGCAGGGCCGCATGTTGATCGTGTCGCCCGAGATCGAGATGTCGCTGCTGTCGGACCCGATCAACCGTCTCGTGCGCTACCAGGACTCCGGTTCGACCGAGGTGTTGCGCGAGGCGAACATTGGCCGGCTGTACGGGATGCCCGTGATCGGCTCGACCGAGCTGACCGCTAAGAGCTTCGTGATCATGACCCGTGACGCGTTCACGTTCGTCATGAGGGCCCCCGCCGTGCCGGCCGGTTGCACGTTCGGCCAGTCGGTCAGCTATCAGGGCATGGCGATGCGGTTCATCCGTGACTACGACTCGGCGTTCATGCAGGACCGGGCGATCTGCTCGGTGTTCGCCGGGGCTGAAACGCTCGACGCGCAGCGAGCCATCCGCGTCGTGGCCGCCTGAGCCATGTTGCCGCCACTGGCGACGATCACGGACCTAGAAGCCCGGCTCGGTCACCCGATCACCGACGCCGCTGAACAGGCCCGAGCCAACGCCCTGTTGGCGGACGCGTCGTCGCTGGTGCGTTTCGCCGCCAACCAGACCTGGGTCGATCCCGACACGGGTGAGCTGGCCGTGGTGCCCGACCTGGCCGTGTCCATCACGTGCCAGGCGGCGCTACGGGGCTGGTTCAACCCGGCCGGCATCGAAGCCGCCCAGTTGGGGGCCGTGTCGGTGCGCTACGGCGGGGCGTGGCTCAACGCCCAGGAACGACAGGATCTCGCCCTGTTCAACCGCGGCAAGGGCCTACAACAGCAACTGTTGAAACCCGGGTTCGGGTTCGACGGGAACCTGTGGGGTTACGCACCGGTCGACAACAACAACGACGGGTTGACCGTCCCGTACGCCGACTGGTTCCCGATCGGGTACTGATGCCGCACGACCATGCGATCCACCAGTTGATCAAGATGGCGTGCACGGTCCGTCACTCCGATCCCGGGGACGT